GCACCATTAGTTGACTTATTTAACTTTGCAGTTACAATATTCAAGGAGGCACAAGGACGTAGGCTATCATCAATTGAGTGTCACGATCTAATGTGTAAGATTGGCGAAGTTGTTGTTGTCGGTGGTGTTCGAAGATCTGCAATGATAAGTTTATCTAATCTATCAGATGACAGAATGCGTCATGCTAAATCAGGCAACTGGTGGGACAACAATCCACAAAGAGCTTTAGCAAATAACTCTGTAGCTTACACAGAGAAACCAGACAGTGTATCATTCATGCGTGAGTGGATGGCACTGGTAGAATCAGGAAGTGGAGAACGAGGTGTATTCAATAGGGAAGCATCTAAAAACCAAGCTGCAAAAAGTGGGAGGCGTGATCCTGACTATGACTTTGGCACCAATCCATGCAGTGAAATTATTCTTAGACCTTATCAATTCTGCAATCTTACAGAGGTTGTTGTACGAGCCACTGATACGATTAAAGACTTGGAGCGAAAGGTCAGATGTGCCACAATACTTGGGACGATCCAAAGCACATTCACAAAGTTTCCATATCTGCGAAAGGTGTGGCAGCGAAATACCGAAGAAGAACGATTGCTCGGTGTGTCTCTCACAGGGATAATGGACAATCCACTTCTAACAACTAAGAACAAAGGATTGGAGGAGACTCTTGAACATTTACGAGAAGTTGCTATTCATACTAACAATACTTGGGCTGACCGCCTTGGCATTCCAACAAGCGCATCAATCACCTGCGTCAAACCCTCAGGTACAGTCTCACAATTGGTTGACTCTGCCTCTGGAATCCATGCACGTCATTCACATCATTACATTAGAACCGTCAGAGGAGATAATAAAGACCCACTCACACAGTTTATGAAAGATCAAGGTATTCCAAACGAAGCTGACTTCATGAAGCCAGATCAAACAACTGTATTTTCATTTCCAATTAAAGCTCCTCAAGGAGCAATTGTCACTGACAATGTCTCAGCTATCCAACAACTAAAAACTTGGCTAGTATATCAAAGACATTGGTGTGAGCATAAACCAAGTGTAACAATTAACGTAAGAAAGGATGAATGGTTTGAAGTAGGTGCATTTGTTTACGAGCATTTTGATGAGATGTCTGGAGTAAGTTTCTTACCTTACAACGAACACACTTATCAACAAGCTCCATACCAGAGTTGCACAAGAGATGATTATAAAAAATTATCAAAAATAATGCCAAAAAGTATTGACTGGGCAAAGCTTTCAGAGTATGAAAAAGAAGACACTACTGCGAGTAGTCAGATCCTTGCTTGTACTGGTGACGTTTGTGAAATAGTAGATATAGGAGCATAGTATGCAAAAATATAATAGATCTTTTCAAGAAGGTGCATATACTGAACAGGAGTTTATATCTTTAAGAGAAGATAACTTTATAAGAAAAGCAAATCGTAACGAAGACATACATGAACATTGGGATGTTTTAGACAAAGAGTTTGGTAAGGTAGATATTAAAGCCCCTAAAAGGCAGTATCGAAATGGACCGATTGATTACTCAATACACTGGTGGGAGTTTAAAAATGTAACTGGTAAGCCAGGTTGGGGTGCACCAAATAATGTAAAAAGGTTTATAGCGTTTAGAATAAAGGAAGGATTTGTTTTAGTTGATCCACAAAAAGTAAATTCAATATTAGAAGATAAATGTACAAGTCACTACAGAGGATTATGGGGATTGAATACAAGAAAAGATAGAAAAGATCTTGCTGCTATGATTCCTGTAGATTTTTTATTAGAACATTGTGAACATAAAATAAAGGCATAAATATGATAAATTTTGATGATGCAATAGCAGAGCTATCTAAAGATACTATAACTATAACTGATGATAGCCCTACGACACTGACTATGGGTAATGACTATGACCCAGTAAAAAAGCCTCAACACTACGGTCAAGGCACAATAGAGTGTATTAAATATATAGAAGACTTCTTGACAGATGAAGAGTTAATAGGTTATTATAGAGGTAATATTGCAAAGTATCTTCATCGTTGGAGATATAAAAATGGTGTACAAGATTTGGAGAAAGCACAATGGTATCTAAGCGCACTAGTCCAATTGCAAAAGCGAAAGTAGCCAAGCCGTTTAATCAAGGCTACAGAGGTTTCTTAGTAGGAAACCTAACTAATCCCTACCCTCAAAATACTAAGGATCATAGGGACTGGGAGTTTGGCTTTAACAAAGCCTACTTCAAAAACAAGGAGCAAGTACTTGACAAAGAGTCTCGAAGAAGAAGCTAAAAAGTTTGCTCAACAAAAACGTAAACCTGCTAAGGTAAAAGAATTAACACCTCGTTTATACTTAGCAGGTCAAGCTATGTGTGGCTTTATTGCAACAGGTAGACAACCTTGGCGAATGGAAGAGATACGAAAGGCATCGTATGATTGGGCAGATTATATGTTAGAAGATGATACATAAAAAGAGGGGGCGTTTAGCCCCCTTTTGTTTTAGTCTAAGTCTAGATCTCCATAGAATATATCATCGTAGCTATCAACTAGACTTTGTATTCGTAACAATTGTTGGAGACCATCCTCCTCTTTTAATAAGTCCTCTATACTACCTTCAATACCTAGAAACTTCATAACGTTTCTAACTTCTTTTTTATTTTTACCTGAAAGAGTTCTTAAAACATTTATACTTTTAGGCATACCTGTTTTTACAATGTCGGTTACATCTTGTTTAACTTTTGTAGATATTGTATCTAATATCTTTTGTTTATCTTTTAACGGTAATCTAAAATAATCTGGATTCTTTTTTAAATACTCTAAAGCTCTTGTCTCAAAGAACGGAGCTGCCAATGCATCCATTTTATTTTTAATCTCTGCAGGTCCATCAAAACGTATTGACTTCCAATACGGTCTACCTGCAGCGTTCATCATCTTCTCTATTAGATTAGGTACTTGAAGTGTTCTGTTTCCAAGTATTTGTTTTCCTAAGTCTGGAACAAATTGTCTACCTCTTGTTGGAGTAGCACGTCTTGGCATACCCTCTTTTGTATTACCAAGTACATTATCAATATAACGAAGCATTTGATTCTGAGTTTCTGCACCCTGTCTTCTATCAGGATTTAGATTAACATCGGATACCATACCCCAAACTTGATTGATAGGATCTAATGGTCTTGTTGCACCTTGAGTAATTCTAGCTGTGGCCCCACCAAACATATCTTCTAAAGGTTGAAAATTACCTTCTAGAGCTTGTTCACTTGCGTAAACAATAGTTTGACCCGTAGCATCTAGATCTCTTACAGCTTGTCCACCAACTTGAACTGCTAATTCTTTCCAAAGATCTGTAGGAACTTCACTCCATTCCCAATTATTATCTACACCTAAGCCATGTGCACCTATCTGAGATAAGAGTCTCATAGTTGAGACAGGCCAATCATATTTTCTATCTTGAATACTACCATCAGGTTGCATATCTTGGTTGTAAGCTAGGTTGTTTTCTATTCTATCTTTAGCACCACCTGTTACATAAATACCTGTTGCAATTAGAGACCAACCTGCTGCCATTTTACCTAGTGCCTCTGCACCCTCACGAGTTGCAAAGTCTAACTCTTGACCTGTCATCTTTTTAACTGCAAACCTCATGGCATTTATACCAATTAAGTCAGCCATGGTTGCTACTGTAGTATTTAAGAAGCTACCAAAAGGTACTATAAAACCCAAAGGAGTTTTGTTTGTAAATGCTTCAACACCCTTTGCCCAAGTTCTAGCAGAGATTAAAGATTCTTTTCCTGGAAGTGTAGACCAATTCACAGAAGCTGTTTCTCTTAGTGTGCGAAACACTGCTTTATCTAAAACATTTTTTTGAAACCTATCAGATGACATTTCAAGTGCAGTGTCAGCAGCTTTAGCAGGATCAAAAAACTTCTCAAATGTCATGCCATATTCACGCATGATTGCCTGATTTAGGTTTGTACCAAAAGACCATATCTTAGTTAGCTCATCTTGTAGCCTAACCATGGTTAATGTTTGAGCACCTTTAGTTACAGCATCAATGCCTCTAAACGCTAACATCTCTGCTTCTTCAGATCCTTCAAGAACACTACCTGGCTTACGTTTAATCTTATCTAAATTAAAATCAGATAAAGCATCACGTACACCACCATCACCAGAAACATCTCTAAATAATTTTGAAGCAACCTCTGGATTTAAGGAAAGTATTTTGTCAGCGTACTCCATAGATATGTCTGGAGATAATACATCAACTCCTCTACGAATAGCACCAACTGCAGAGCCATAGGATCTATTCATAAATTTTTCTGCAGACTCTGTATCACCTGCAAGTTTAGCTAAACGTGCTTGACCAAGATTGACAGCAGCTGTAAAAAAATCTGCAAGGCTGTTAATACTTACAAGCTGTGTAAAACCTTTTACGTTTGCACCAGTTGTAGCTAGATGTGATGTAAGAAGTCTTTTATAAACAGACATAGTATATTGTAATCGTTTAGGTTCATCAGCTAGTTTAGCATTACCACCTGCGATTGCTACAGCATCTTTAATATCTACTCCAGCTTTTTCTAAACGACTAAGATGAGATGGTAGCCACAAGCTTTCACCTGCAAGACTTGCTTGACGTGCAAAGTGTGAGGCTAGACTTACTGGTGTAACGTTATCTCCAGTTATAACAATACCATCCTCATCCATAAACCTTAGTTTATATCCAGTATCTTTCTCAAACTTTTTAACTATCTGTTTAACTTTAGGTACTGAAAGAAATTTAATACTTTGACCAAATACACCTGATATGCCAATGCTTCTACCAGTCTTTTTATTTACTTCTTCTAACATAGATTCGTGAACAACAAACCCTGCTTCTTTTAAAGCTTGATAATAACCTTTTGTTTTACCATCTGGATCTCCTAAAAAGAAGTATTGAAAGAAAGCATTTGTTACTTCGTCATCTGAATACTTTTCATTACGTATTGCTACACGTTCTTTTGCTTTCTCTCTAAACTTAGGCCAAGCTAAAAAATCTTTTGTGTTACCTTTTATTAAACCAAAGTTCTCGTCAACGGAATCAATGAGAACTTTCTTTTTAACTCGTTTACGAAGTGCTTTCTTAGCATCTTCTAAACTTATTTTAAGAATGTTTTCATCGAACTCTTTATATGCTAAAAACTGTGGTGCTATCTCACTCTTACGAAATTCTTTGATAGATGCACCTACTGTTTTTAATGCAGGTATAACGACAAGAGCACCTGCTGATGCAATTGCTGTTTGAGCCGCTGAATATTCTTTCTGAACACCTACATCAATAAGTTGGGTTTGATACAATACATCTACACCTGCACCTATTATAGCATCTGCTGTAGCATATGGTAGAGTAGTAGCAACTGCTTTGCCTACACTGGCTAGAGCTGTCTGTCTACCCACACCTCTTCTAACCTGTTGTTGGTAAGCCTTTACCATAAGGTTACGTGCTACTGCACCACTTGCTTTAGTTGCACCAAAACCAAATAGTTTACCTAAACCTAAAGAAAGTATTGTTGATGGATCATAAACAGCAGACTTACTGTAGTCCCAAATAGCATCACCCATCTCTGACCAAGAACCTTCGCCTGTAAAAGCATTGTCCATTTGATCGAAGAGAAGATAACCTGCCCCAAGTTTTACTTTAGTATTATCATCTGATGACATACCGTAGGCTATCTCGTTACCTGTCGTAACTGTCTGACCTCCAGCAAAAGATCTTTGGTAGTTCTGCCAAATCTCAAAAACTTTATTGTCACTCATCTCACGGTAGTCTTGAGAAGACAGTCCACCTATGGCACCACCTGCTAGACCAGTAACACCACGTCTAGCTTTAGTGAGCACACCACTTGGAGTAAATCTAGCTTCTAAATTAGAACGAATAACTTCCATAAGACGATCATCATTTAAGATGTCTTCTTTAGTCAGCTTACGACCATAGTCTGCAAAAATTTTTTCTAGATCAATATAGGAAGAGTTGTCAATACCTTGAGGAACTATAGGAGACTGAGTAGTGACTCTGTCTAGTTCAATAGGTTCTTCAAAATCTCCCTCTATAACTATAGGTGGCTCAAAATTTTTATCACCTATAATTATTGGATCTTCAAATTGCTCTGCCATTTAGCCACCAATTCTGATTCTATTACCAGTCTGCCCATTAATTACAACATCACCTACTTTTAATATTCCAGCTGCAGCTAAACTTTCAGCAACTGCTCTGTTAGGAACAGTCATTTCTTTACTAGATGCATCTAATAGTGCAGGATTAAGATACGCATCTTCATACTTAGGGTAGAGTTGTTGTAATGTTCTAGTATATGCTGTTCCATATAAACCTGCTATCGGCACTACGTTATCATCACCATAAGATTTTATAGCAGTTTCAATTTCAACTTTTCTATCAGTCAACCAAGCACGTTCAGCTATCTGATCTGTTGTAAGATTACCACCTTCATCTAAAGAATTAAACTCAGCTATTTTATTTTTAACCACATCTAGTTCATCTTGAGCACGAGTTAGATTACCTGCAATTGCTCTCTTCTCAAACCTATCTAGATCTTCTAAAGACGGTCTCTCCACAAAAACAGGTTCAGGAAAGAATACAGCTCCAGGATCTTTTGACTGTGACTTTAAAAGATCCTTATACAATGAATCCATCTCACGACCAATAAAATCTTCTAACCTAGAAAAATCTATTTCTCTTGTAGCTGATTGAGTTATCACAGCATCTTCAATTATACCTGATACAACATCTTCAGGTAAAATTAATCCCTCACCTCCATATTTTAATTTCTGCTTCTCTAATATATTTAATAATCTAGGTGCCGCTGTTTTATCACCACTAGCTAAGATAGGCGCAAGTGCTTCTTCACTAACATTGTATGTTTTCATCAATGCAGCAACGGCTGTCCTAGAAGATGTACCTGTATCTTTACCTTTTTTAGAAGGAGCTAAAAAGTTACTACCATACTTCATCTCTAACTCAAAAGCTAGAGCTTCTCGCTCATCTTGTTTTTTCTTTTCTACAGCCCTAGCTGCATCTACTTTATCTAAATAATTAAGAATCCCTCTTGCAGTGCTCATACTTACATCCTCGCCATTAGACCAGTTTGAACTGGTTCCTGTTCTTCTACCTCTGGCTCTGGCTCTGGTTCCTCCATAGGTTCTGAAACAAAAGAGTCTGGACTAGGAGCATCTTCTTCTTTTATTTGTTTTAACATTTCTTTTGCCCTAGCTACATCACGTCTGTAAGATAATACTTTCTTACCCTCTTCATTTTCAAAACCTTCGTCATACTCTACACCAGATGCATCAGCAAAACCTTTTATGTGTTCATGTAACACAGGTGCAATGATAAGACTTACATCAATACTGTGTATGCCTTCCATCACAGCACCACGAAGTATGCCTTGAACTAGTGTCACCAGATCTACACCAAACTCTAGAAAATACAATGCATCTTCCATTGCACCCTCTCTAGCAAGATTATCCATGTGTGCATCTAAAGCTTCGATAGGATCAGTTATCTCTGGAGGTCTTTCAAAGGCTTGACTCTTTGGTTCTGCAGTCAATGACTGGCCTGGTATAGGTCTTTCAAACATTAACATTATTTAAGACTCCTGTCCTCTTTATATCTTTGTAAAATATCTTCTGCAGCAGAAATTCTTCTATCTTTATATGCTTTATCTTTATTGGGTCTAAAAAAGACATCGGATATTATTTCTGTTGCCTCTGCTATATCAACTACATTTTCTCCAGCTCTTGCAACTTGACCTTTTAAAGTTTTTAAAACTTTCTTTTCTGTTGAATTTAACTCTTTCTTTAAATACCCATAGTTTGCACCGTAATCGTCTGCACTTAAATTACCTTGTTGTCTAAGATAGTCCTCAAAAGTAACTCTTCTTGACGCTGTCCACTGAGCAAATCCTAAACCACCTCTTCCTACTTTTACACCTTCTTCTTGAAAAGCTTGAAAACCTCTAGTTTCATGCCAAAGATTTCCTACAAAAGCTGCTGCTTGTTCTGTAGTTAAATCGTAATCTCTTTTTAAATCATCCATTAATTTAAAAGATATTTCATATGCTGAGTCTACAGATACACCAGATGTTTTAGAAATTTTAGTTGGCTTTTTAGGTGGTGGATCTGTCCTTATCAGTTCTCCAGTCACAGGATCTTTTTCAACACCCAGTGCCTTCATCTTTTCTGCCATGCTTTCATTTTCTTTTTTAACTGCATCCATCTTGTTTAATATTCTTTTTTGCAGAGATGGTTTCTCTTCATCTTCTACATACTTTTCAGTATCTAATTTTGTGCCAAGACCTCTGGTAGTTCTAGAAGATCTAAGAGATTCTAAACCTTCAGTGCCACCCATTTGCAGAGCGTCAATCAAACTTGTATAATTAATTTTATAATTTAATTCAGACATATTTTATTCCTTAACTTAATGCTCCTAGCACTCCACCAAGAATACCTGTTGGACTTGAGCCAAATAAGAATCTCATGGCTAGCTCTGAGTTATCTGCTTTCTTAACAGCGTTGAGTTTTTCTCTAGCTATTGCAATTTCTTTGTCACCCATAATAATTTGTAATGCCCTATCCATTGCAGACTGGTCAGCAGTAAATGCAAACGACATAATGTCTCGTTCACGTTGCCAGATCTCATCTAAGTTTTTCATAGACATGGCATTTATAGTTTTAGCAAAGTCCATGTTTGCTTGATTCTCTGCTGCAGTATTAACTGTTGCTAGATTCTGTCTCCATTGTGCGTTAGCCTGAGCAATAACTAAACCGTTTTGTGCATTAAATAGATCACGCTGTTGCTGTACCTCAGTGTTAAACTGACGCATAGCATTAGTAGCATTTACATCAAACTGATTCATAGCATTCTGTTGGGCTGCATTAAACTGTGATGCTTGGGCAGAAAGATTAGCAAAGAACTGGTTAGTTTGATTTTCACTTGTAGCATTAAATTGTGCAGCAGCATTTCTAGCAGCTTGATCTGTAAACAAAGCTTGTATATTTTGTTGAGTCTTAAACAACTCAGTTTGTTGTGTATTTGCAAGGTTTGTCATATCCATTTGCAAAAAGTTTTGAGCATTTTGCACAGCAGTTTGTTGTCTATTATTTAAATTTTGTGTATCTAACTGAGATAATGCAGCAGCCTCTGCCATTACTAATGCTTGTCTATTTGACAGATTATTTAGATTCATAGTGTTTGCTGCACGAGAATCTTCTAGAGCTATCTGTTGTTCGGCAGTAAAATTTAGATTAGCAATATCACCGATACGTGCTGAGTTTTGAACACGAGCTTGAAACGCTTGATCAAACTCTTGACCTAAAAATTGTGCTCTTTGTTGTGCAGCGAGTATAGCACGTTGTTGTCTGTTTGACAAGTTCTGTGCTTCAAACTGAGCCATTACCTGTGCATCCATTTGTGCAATAGGTAATGCAGACTCCATAGCAGCTTGTACAATAGCTTGTCCTGCTATTGAAGATGCCCCTAATCCACGTGCAGCCATCTTAGCAGTAGCTGCCCTCATAGCTCCTGCAGCCCAAGAAGGTGTAGCACCACCCTCGAACTGAGCTAGTAACCCCTCTAGCTGACCCTGAACTGTAGCTTGTTTAGTGGGTGTAGCAGTAGCAGCCTGTATCTGTTCGTTAAATGTAGCAGCCTTTTCTGCATCAGCAACACCAGATATTATTTCACCTTCTTGTATATCTCTTTTATCAGGTGCATTAATCATAGTGGCTGTGCCTTGAGCAGCCTCTACATTAGCAACAGAAGTTGCTTGTTGTTGTGCAGCAGTAATAGTAGCTCCTGGTGTTATAGTTCCTTGAGCAGCAGTTAATTTAGCAGCCTCTGTAGCCACATCCGTAGCAGCAGTATCAGCAGTCATAGTTCCAGCAGTTATTGCTGTAGGTGTAGGCATTTGCTGTACTGATCCCACCGTAGCAGCAGTAGTTGTAGGGGCTGTTGCAGTAGCCTGACCTGCAGTAGATGGAATAGTTTGACCTGCTTCAGGTGTGATCTGACTAACAGTAGCAGGAGCAGGTTTCATAGTTTGAACAATAAGATCTTGCTGCATCTTTTGAAAGTCTTCGAGAGATGTTCCAGCAGTACCTGCTTGAGCACCTACACGCATACCACTCATACTCATCATGGCTTGTCTGTATTTACCCATTCTTGCTGCCGCTGCAGGGTTAGCTTGTAAAAAATTATCAAGCTGTTGAGGTGGTCCTTCAAAGCCTAAGAACTTTCTTGCAAGTCTTACATCTGGTGAATTTTCTGAAATTGCCATGTCTTATTCCTTATTTACCCATTGTCATCCACACTGCACCTGCAATAAACGTTAGCAATGCGACAGTGGTTACTTTCACTATTGTTGACCAGACAGACTTTCTCGTGTCTCTCCATGCCTCGAGAAGACTTCGCATCTCTATGATATCTTTAGCTGCATCATCATCAAGTAACCCGATAGAACGTAGTGCCTCCTTAGCACCACGCCTAGCTGCATTGTCTAGCATCTCTTCTAGATCTTCTGGGGTAAGTTTGATGTCACTCATTTACATTCTCTAGTGATTTAGATAGCATACTTATAAATGCTTCTCGTCCTACGCTTAGTTGATCAACGTTAAACTTAGCACTTTTTAGTTTACGATCTAAGTCTTGTATATGGTTTAACATATTCTTTTGTTGATCTGTTAAATCTTCTGCAAAATATTCTTTATTATTAACAATTACTGGGGTCTTTTTTTGTTTTCCCATTTTAGTTCTCCTTTATGTTTTTACTAATAACTCCGTTGCTGAAATAGCTGTACCTGCCAGTACACTTGGGTCATCCGCTGTTGTGCTTATCGTTCCGTCATTCTGTACAAAGTATTGCTGACCTGCGGTGAGGCCGATCTGGTTATCTGACACAGAACCTATGATATCTATAGATGCATTACCACCGTCTGCTACTTGACCTCTGGTAGTTGCTACGGTGTTTGTAGTAAAAATATTAGCCGTACCATGATTTGAACTATTTACATCTCTATAACCTATAAAAACTTTGTTAGCATTGCTATCAAAAGCAGCGGTTAGATTATCTAAATTATTTCCTGTTTTAACTGTTGTTATATCATCAAAACTTATGCTTGTGCCACTAACAGTTCCCGAAATGGCAGATATTGAAGTGTTACTATTAACAAAAGCTATGACAACTTTGTTTACGCTTGTATCAAAAACAGCAGCGGCTAAACGATTATCATTTGATCCACTCGTAAAATTAACAGCAGAGCCAAAAGAAATAGATGTACCAGAAACAGTTCCAACATATGCTTTACCCACATCAGAACTAGCCCTTACTGCAATTACAACTTTGTTATTAGAACTGTCAAATGTCATGGTTGTTGAACTAACAGTACCTGACTCAAACTCAACAGTGGTTCCAAAGCTTGTACCTGTACCAGAAACAGTACCAACACGAGCCTTTCCTTTATTGCTGTCATCTGCATCTACAAATGCAACAACAAATTTATTAGAGTTGGAGTCAAATGTTGTAGATATTCGCTCTGTATTTCCACTTTCAAAAGTATTAGCAGAACCAAAAGAAATAGATGTACCACTAATAGTTCCAACAATTGCTGTACCTGCATTTGAGTTACCAACGTCATTATAACAAATTACAACTTTGTCAGCATTAGAGTCTTCTACTATTGAAGTAAAAGTTGTGTGTGCGCTTTCAAAAACAGTGGCAGTACCAAAACTTATAGAGTTATCAGAAGAGTCTACGCTTCCTACAATAGCTGTTCCATAATCAGAGTTACCTGCATCTTTATAAGCTATAATTACCCTATTAGTATCGTCATAAAAAGTCATACTTATCTCAGAAGTGTTACCACTATTAAAAACAACTTCAGAACCAAAACTTATTGAACTACCACTAATCGTACCTACAATCGCTGTACCATGATTTGAGTTTCCTGCATCCCTATATGCAATAACTATTCTATTAGAATTGCTATCAAAGGTAGATGCAATTTGATTAGTGGATG